GTCAAGAAGCAAATGAACTCATAAGAAAGGAGGGTTGGCGATGGGTCTTTCCAACACGGCGACGCCGAAGTACTACGCGGAGTTCCGTGAGAAGGTCATCAACCAGGAGATTCCCGTCAACGAGATGGTCTCTCTGGAGATGAACCGGATCGATGAGCTCATCGCCAACCCGAACTTCTTCTATGACGATGGAGCCATCGACGGTTTCATCGCATACTGCGAGAACGAGCTCACCCTCACGGATGGTTCGGATCTCCACCTGCTCCTGACGTTCAAGCTCTGGGCCGAGTCGGCTCTCAGCTGGTTCTTCTTCGACGAGCGCACCGTCTACGAGGCGGCCAAAGACAACCATGGCGGCCGGTATGTCCGCAAGATGATCAAGATGCGGCTTGTCCGTAAGCAGTACCTGATCGTCGCCCGAGGAGCGGCCAAGTCGATGTACGGCTCGTGCATCCAGGCCTACTTCCTCAACATCGATCCGTCGACCACCCATCAGGTCACCACTGCCCCGACAATGAAGCAGGCCCAAGAGGTCATCTCGCCGATCAAGACGGCGATTGCTAGAGCTCGTGGTCCTCTCTTCAAGTTCCTGACCGAGGGTTCCATCCTCGCGACCTCAGGTTCGAAGATGACTCGAGTCAAGCTGGCTTCTACCAAGAAGGGCGTTGAGAACTTCCTCACCAACTCGATTCTTGAAGTGCTGCCGATGAAGATCGACAAGCTTCAGGGTTACCGGTCCAAGATCGGGACAGTTGATGAGTGGCTTTCTGGTGATGTTCGAGAAGATGTCATCACTGCCATTGAGCAGTCGGCGTCGAAGGGTGGTATCGAAGACTATCTCATCATTGCCATGAGCTCTGAGGGAACAGTCCGAAACGGCATCGGCGATACCATCAAAATGGAACTTACGGACATCCTCCGTGGGGACTACATCGCTCCGCACATCTCGATCTGGTGGTACAAGCTCGACTCGATCGACGAAGTATCCATGCCTGAGATGTGGGCCAAGGCTCAGCCGAACATCGACCTCACCGTTTCCTACGAGACCTATCATCTGGACGTCGAGCGCGCTGAAAAGGCGCCGGCTGCTCGGAACGACATCCTCGCGAAGCGTTTCGGGATCCCGATGGAGGGCTACACGTACTTCTTCACCTACGAAGAGACCGAGGTTCACCCGCCGCAGAAGTTCTGGCGAGTGCCGTGCGCAATGGGCGCCGACCTCTCTCAGGGTGACGACTTCTGTGCGTTCACCTTCCTCTTCCCGATGAGTCGCGGTCGCTACGGCGTCAAAACTCGAAGCTACATCTCCGAATCCACGATGACGAAACTTCCCGCAGCTCTCCAGGTCAAGTACCAGGAGTTCATCAAGGAAGGATCGCTCCACGTTCTGGACGGAACCGTTCTGGACATGATGGTTGTCTACGACGACCTCGAGGACTACATCAATCGCAACGAATGGGACGTCTCGGCCTTTGGCTACGACCCTTACGGCGCGAAAGAATTCGTCGCACGCTGGGAAGCTGAGAACAGTCCCTTTGGGATTGAGAAGGTCATCCAGGGAGCACGAACTGAGTCTGTCCCGCTCGGTGAGATCAAGCATCTGACAGAAGACGGCCTTCTGCTCTTCGATGAGGCCCTCATGGGCTGGGCGATGGGTAACGCTATCACTCTCGAAGACACAAACGGGAACCGCAAGCTGTACAAGAAACGACAGGACGCCAAGATCGATAACGTCGCGGCGCTCGTCGACGCTTGGGTCGCATACAAGCTCAACAAGGAGGCGTTCGAATGAGCACCGAAGTAGACAACTACCTGAGTCATCTCGGGCTCGAGGTCGGAGACGAACTCAAGCACTATGGCAAGAAGGGGATGAAGTGGGGTATTCGCAAGGACGATGACGCTGGCGGATCTGGTTCCGGTGGTGGCGAAAAGGGTCCTTCTCGCAAGGAGAAGCGGGCCGCAGCCAACGCAGAGATCACGGAAGCACGTGCTCGTCAGGGCGAACGCGCCAATGCGCTCGAGAAGCAGGCCTTCAAGACGTACGTCGCCGATGGTGAGAAGGCCGTCAACGCCGCCATCAAGAAGTACGAGAAGATGGAACTCGACCTCTTCAACAACCCCGACGCCACCACGGCAGCAAAGATGACCTCCGGTGAGAAGATCGCTTCCACCATCGAGTGGGGCGTTGCGGGTATCGCACTCGCCGGCTATGTGGGATACAAGATCGCCGGTCGTCGCTAGCCCGATGACATCAACATTGAAAGGAGGTGACTAGTGGGACTTGGTGAAAGCCTCAAGCATGGCTGGAATGCCTTCCGAGGTAAGAGTGATTCGGTTATTCCTGTCGACGAATTTCGTGGACTAGGGGGTAGCACAGGGTGGGGAGATTCGTCTTCCTCATTCCGAACGCGATTCTCGAACGAGAAGTCGATCATCTCCTCCATCTACATGCGTCTCGGCATTGACGTGTCTCAGATTTCGCTCCGCCACGCCCGAAAGGACGAGAACGGACGTTATTTGGGCCACATCGACAGCGGTCTTCACGACTGCCTGAATGTCGAGGCCAACCTGGACCAGGCAGCAACTGCTTTCCGTCTGGATGTCGCACTCACACTCTTCGATAAGGGTGTCATCGCGATTGTTCCGGTCGAGACGTCGCTCAATCCGAATCAGACTGGCGGATACGATATTCGTCAGCTTCGGGTGGGTCATATCACGGCCTGGTACCCGTCGTTCGTTCGGGTTTCCGTGTACAACGAAGCATCAGGTGAGCGGGAAGAACTTGTTCTCCCGAAGAAGCTGGTCGCCATCGTGCACAACCCGTTCTACTCTGTGATGAATGAGCAGAACTCGATCCTTCAGCGCATCATCCGCAAGCTCCAGCTTCTGGACGCGGTCGATGAGGCTGCTGGCTCGGGGAAACTCGATCTCATCATCCAGCTTCCGTACACGATCAAGACTGACATCAAGCGCGAGCAGGCCGAAAGCCGACGTCAGCAGATCGAGACGCAGCTCAAGGGCTCGAAGTACGGAATCGCCTACACCGACGGCACTGAGAAGATCACTCAGCTGAACCGACCGGCAGAGAACAACATGCTCAAGCAGATCGAGTATCTGATGGGTCAGCTCTACGGTCAGCTCGGCATGGACGAGTCGATCTTCCTCGGTACGGCGGACGAAGCGACAACTCTGAACTACAGGAACCGGACTCTCGAGCCCATCCTGACGGCCATCGTGGAAGCGATGATCCGTGTGTTCCTCACGAAGACTGCGAGGACTCAAGGTCAGACTGTCGACTTCTTCATGGATCCGTTCAAGCTCCTCCCGCTCTCGCAGCTGGCGGATCTGGCCGACAAGCTCCTCCGAAACGAGGTCGTCAGCTCGAACGAGATGCGCGGACTTCTTGGCCTTCGTCCAGTGGACGATCCCAAGGCAGACCAGCTGGTCAACTCGAACATGCCGCAGAAGGAACTGGAAGCAGGTCCGGCGGGTGCTCCATCAGACGAACAGGCTCAGGCCGAAGCCGATCTGGTAGAGGAAACTCTGGCATCGCTCGAGAAGACTGCAGACGAGATCGTCAAAAGCGCTGGAGGTTGACGTGGAAGAGTCAGGAATCGCTTTCGTAGAACCGGAAGACGAGATCGATCTCTTTCACTACGCCTCCAAGTACTACGATCCCGCCAAGGCACGAGAGTACTACCTTCGAACGCGCGAACTAAAGGGAAGGTCCGGCAGCTCCGAGCAGCTCTCCGCTGAGAGCCGTCAGAAGCAGGCCGAGGCCAAGACCTACGTACGCGAGCAAGTACGCAACGAGCGGACCGCTGCTACGAAGGACGCTGCCGCCAAGCAGAAAGCTCGTCTCGATGAGATGCGTGCCAATGCCGAAGCGACCCGTGACCGAATCGTCGAGAAGCTAGAAGCCCTCGTCGAGAAGCTCAAGGCAGACATTGATGTGGAAGTCCCGAAGCCCAAGCTCAACGAGATTCCCGCAAGTGCAACGCCTCGCCAGCGAGCTTTCCTTGAGAAGCAGAACGCCAGAATGACCTCCGAGTACAACGGTAAAGTCCGACGCGCCACCAAGAAAGCAGCTGAGGCTGCCGGTGTTGCTAGGGAAGCCGCTCGCGAGGAGATCAAGAAGGTTGGGTCTGATCTCAGGGATGCAGTGACCAAAGTTCGAGCCGATTACACGGTGGCCAGACAAGCTCTGGCTGACAAGTACTCCTCGACGCTCAAGACCGAACTTCAGAACATCGACGAACAGGTTCGATAGAAACCAGGAGGGAGCCCTTCAAAATGGGAGACCAGCAGGTCCAGACCCCCGACTTCGCGGGATGGGCCACCAAGAACGACCTGCGATGCACAGACGGACGGACGATCAAGTC